AACTGTCTCCATAATTTTATCAGGAGTGTTATAAATCAAATTATCAACATCTTTGTAGTTGTTTTCACTAACAACATCTTTTACCCAGTATTCAATTTTTTGAGTATTTAATTTTGAAATAATTTTTTCAACTTGTCTCAATGATTCGTTAATATAAGATTCTGCTAAAGTTTTATCATAACCTTTTTTCTTGGACAATTCAGTGTAGATATAAAACATTGTACTGGCATTTTTATTTTCTAATACCAATTTTTTAAAGTTTTTTAACTCAAACTTTGTAGTTTCATTTACATAAGAATTAACCATTAATTCTTCTATTTTGCTTAGTATTTGTCCAAATTTCATATTAATAAATATATCAATCAATTAGTTTTCCTAATTGTTCCTCAATAATACCTAAAGAACGTCTTCCCTTTTCTAAGTCAAGTTCGTCAACACCATAAACATTATCTCTCTCTAACAATATGTTCATGTTCTTTTTAACTGACTCAGGTGTTATGGCAGTTTCACCACCTGCAGGTACTTCACCACCTTCAGGAGCCCCACCTAAATCGGTACCAAATCCACCCATATCACCACCTTCGGCTGGTGGTGTAGGAGCTGTGGTTCCTGTCGATGAAGTATTTCCATAAAGTTTGTCAATATTGTCAAATAAACCTGTATGTGTAATTACGTTAGGTGTTGCTTCAATTTCAGTTGCAACTGCCTTCTCAACTCTTTGTTGTTGTAAATCAAGTTTAATATCTTCATCAGAAAAACCAAGAATATGTTTTTTAGCCCAAGTTTGTGATGTTGGGGCAATACCTTCAACTTTTGTAACAGCGTCTTTGTATAACAACATTTTTTCTTTCCAAACATCTATTGTTAACAAGTCAGCTTGTTTAGATGGGTTAGTCAAACTTAATTGGAATGAATTTAATTCATCTTCAAATCCCAATAAAAATAAGTGTATAATTGCAATTTTGTTAAGTTCGGCAACCATAGATTTTTGAATTCTATTGATTGTTCTTGCAAAACGAATGTCTTGTAATGATAAGTTTCTACCATCACCTACAACCTCTTCAAATCCCAAGAATGCTTTTGGAATTCTTAATGCTGTTAAAAGTTTCTTTTGGATATATTCAATATCGGCAATTTCAGATAAGTTTGTTGCTCCCGGTAAAGTTTCAATTGGGTTTGGAGATGATGGGTCTCTTACAGGTACAAAGAAATCTTGGTCAACAGCCATTTGGTTGAATCTCATATCTACGTTTCCTGTTTGAGGGTCAGTAATTTGGTCTTTCTTAAATTGTTGTGCAAATCGTTGTACGTATGGTTGAATGTCAGCATCATCCATGTTACCTACAAACACTTTAAACACACGTCTTTCAGGTGCTCTTGATGTTCTATAAACTAACATAGCATCTTCAGCAAGGATTAATTGTTTCCAAATTCTTCTTGCTTTTTCCAACATGGCAGTACCATATGGTAATTTTCTATCATCACCTAATAATCTAAAGTGTGCTACTTCCCAACTATTAAATTCCAAACTTTTGTTTTTCCAAGTAAATTGTAAACTTTTGGAATCACTTCCTGATGCAACAACCGCTCCACCATAACCTGAAGTTGCTTTACCTTGCATACCAACCTCAATACGTTCAATTTCAATGTTTGGTAATTGTAAACAACCAACAACACCTTTTTCAGGGTCCAACTTTAAAAATACAAAGTTATCACCATATTTTGCAGTGTTTCTTGTCCACATTGGTAAATTTGTATTAATGTCCAATGCGTTGTTAAATAAATCACCTAATACCGCTTTGATTCTTGGTGAATCTGAGTATATTTGTAACATGTAACCATTTTCATCTACAGTTGTAGATTCTTCGGCATATGTATCCAAAGCCGCAGAAATTTCAGGTGTATATTCCATTGACTCATAATCATAATACGATGCCAATCTTGTTGGTTGGTAATAAACCGCTTGAGAATATAAATTGTTCTCAATCTTAGCCCATTGACTTGTAATATAATATGTTTGTCTGGCTTGAAGTTTTTGTTTTTCGTATTCTTCTTTATCAGTAGTTCTTAAAAGTTCTTTTTTATCAAACTTGTAAGTAGGTATATCTTGACCCAACAATGAATTTGGTCCAAGTTCTTGGGACAATCGTTGCCATATCGTCAGGTTTTTTTCTTCCATAGTAAAAAGTTAATATATATGTATTTTTTATCAACGCTTTGGTGCGCCAATTACCCATAAATAGTCTTGATAATCCTTTTTTGTTGGTTGATTTTGATAAGCAATATTTGTTTTATATTGTTTATTTGGTATTGACGGATTAAAATATTGTTCTTTTGGTGGGTCATATGATGTAACTTGCCAAGACTCCAACATTGTTTTGGCTTGTTGTGTTACTTTTGTAAGTTGTGAAAATGATGAATCTGACACATATACGGCCATAGCCAAAGACATGATTAAATCATCATGTTGTCCTTTCATGTGGTCAGGTCTTCCATTGATATACACAAACGTATTCATTTCATTCAATAATCTTGATGAATGAACTTTTAATCCATGTCTTAAACTTTCTTCAAGTGCGGCAATAATTTGAACCCTTTTATTGTTAAAGTTAATACCAGGAATTTTGTCCGCCGACTTTGGGTCATATTTCCATTTGTTTCCAAAATCAACACCATCAACATACAAATCTTTATATCCAAGCTCTTGTAGTTTTCTTGCAGTTGCAACACCCATACCACCCGTGATATCCACAACAATAAAACAATTGTACATGTTACCCCACTTGTAGGCAATCTCCGCCAATACATCAGGTGGAAGTTTTCCAACATATTCTGCAACTTGTTCCCTTTCATCAAAATCAAATATTTGAATTGTTGAATAATCTTCAGAATCCCCACGAGAAACGTCCACACCCATAATATATCTATGATTCAATTCAGGTTCTTTCCATATCCAAAGTCCACCACCCATCATTTTATTCATGGGTTCTTTAATCATATTATCAGTAATATTCTTAATTAAATTCGCATCAAATACGTTATCACCCGAACCCAAGAAATTACATTCCAATTCCTGAGAAACCTTACGTTTGTCGTACTTAAGTTTTTTAACCATCGCCTCAAACCAAGATGAACATGGTTTGTAACCCAATTCAAAATAAGCCTTTAACTCATCATAGTTTCTTTCATAGGGGTCACGTCCTGAAAAATCAATAATTCTATCTGCAGTATATTCTTCTCTGTTTAATAAGAAATGAATAATTTCATCTGTTTTAACCAAATACAAATCTTTAGTATAACGTGGGTCACGATACCAAAACATTTCTGTAATTTTGAAATCGTTCATCCCACGATTGGCTTGTTCGTAGATTTCATAATAAATTGGGTCGTATCCGTTTGGTGTTGATACAACAACAACCTTACCACCCGTAGACAATGAAGCCATACAGGCCGCCCAGAAATCACCATCCGCCTCAATATACGCCGCCTCGTCAAATACCAACATAGTGGGGGTATAACCACGAAGTGCATCTTTTGAAGTTGCAACCGCTTTAACCTCACAACCATTAGTTAACTTAAAGTGTCTTGCGGCGTTTTTGTCAGGTGAAAATCCAACACCTACCCAAGCAGGCCACTGTTCTGTAAAACCACGAATTTTGTTCGCCATTTCCACAGCAGTATCCAATTTGTTTGCGATAATAAGAATCTTCTCAGGTCTTTGTTTTGATGCAAATACAAGTCGTTTACTTGCCCAAGCAGCGGTTACCGTAGACACACCTGCCTGACGATATTTTAACGCAATGTTTTCGTTAAAGTTTTCATAATCCTCCACCAAGTTTACTTGGTCAGGAAATAACTCTAAGGGGACGTATCTTGACTGAGTGTTATCATAAGTCTGAAGATACGTCTTAAGAGCGTATGGTGTGTTCTTGATACACCTTGAATATTCTAATAGTAATTGTTCTCTGGTTAAACCCATAAAAGGTTAGTGTTAGGACCTGTCAATACCTAAACTACCTAAGAAATCATCTAAATCACTCAAATCATCATCGTCAGGACCCATAGTGTCACCATCTTCATCTGTATCATAGTCTTCGTCATCATCACTATGTACTTCATTCAAATGAGCCACAATCTCCTTAACCATTCTGTCCAAGATTGATGTTGCTTTCGCATCACCTCTTAAAATCATTTTTGCTAATTTGAAAAATTCATCAGATGAAAGTGCTGAAAATCTTGCAAAGAGGTAGTTTTGTATGAATTTTTTATCTTCTTCAAATAATTCTTCAGGATATGCTGCCAAGAATTTTTCCCATAATATTGGACCAATTCTTAAATCCCAAATTTCATTTGATAAGCTGTCAGTTGATGCCATGACCATTTCGGCTTGTTTTGGGTCGTCAGGAAGACCTTGAGTACCCAAGATTTCCATAGTACCTTTAATTAACTCGTGAATTAATATGGGGAAAAATACTCCTGTAGCTTTAACTGTTGGAGGGTCAGTTTGAATATCGACCTCTTCTTTACCACCAACACCACCTTGACTCATCATCATGTCCATCATTTCATCAGGTAATACCCAATACAATAAATCATTTACTGACATAACAACACCATAAAGATTTAATAAATCAGGGTCAATTCTATCTAATTCATCTCTAACTAATTCAAACATATAATGTCCTTTTTTAGATGAACCTTGTATTAACGCATTTATAAATCTTCTTTTCGCCTTTTCAATATCAAACCTTTCAAAGGCCGATATGAAATCTTCTAAATCTTCTTCTTTTTCTTGGAAATTTTGTTCGATTTCCTCTTCTTCGGGTTCTTCACCTTGTTTTTGGAAACCTGACATATCAATTTGACCTGGCATTACAAGTTCTGCAACATAATTAATTTGGTCTGGTCTTACACCCATTTCTTTTCTAACCAAATCAATTGCCAAATTTTCAAGATATTCTTTATGTGCCACTTGTTTTTGTAACAACTGCATGGCCATACTCATCATTGTTCTTTGTAATTGCTGTAAAGGATTTCCTCTTGAAATATCGGCACCAGCATTTGGTACATAACGTCTAACTTTAGCAACAACATCTTTAAATCTTTTAGACGCAACCAATTCTTCAAACGTTTCAGGTACATTCCCTTGTTCTATATTTGGAAATGCTGGGTTTGTAGATAATGGAGTTCCTTTTGAAAGAATTGTTCTTTCAATATCAGGTGACATTCTTTCGGGTCTATCTCCATAATCAATTGGAGCTTCTCTTACGATTTGTTTCTTTTTCATTATTGGTTTTTAAAGTCAATTTTTAATTGGTCAAACTCCAAATAGTCAGGTATTTTAACCGTTCCCATTTTTGGAGCCTCAGTAGATGCCTTTGGTTTTGGTTGGTGTTTTGGATTTTTAAAAGGGTCAGATGTTTTTGGTTTTTCTTTAGTACCAGGTTTAACTACTGGAGGTGCTGTCTTTGTAC